TGAGCTTGTCGCTCATCAACTCGCCAGTGGCACGGGCACGGAGCTTCACGCCCTCGATGTTCTTGGTGATGGAGAAGTCCTTCTCGGTGTCGGCACCCAGCTTGTTCTTGATGCCGATGGAGAAAATCGCCAGGTTGTCGATCTTAATTAACTTGCCACACTTGCTAGTTTTAAAATAAGAGTTTTTATTCGTGTTTCTAATCAATTACCCCAGTTCGGGATAAGAATAGTTCATAAAAAAGTTGGTAAGCCTAATTTTGACCAGTTAGTTATATCTAAATCTAGTTCTACTGGTGATTGGATAGGAATGGTAAGAGAAAAAGAAGGAGTATATTAAACGAATAAAAGCCAGCCTAAATAGGACTGGCTTTCTTTTATTTTATAATGATTGGTGCTACTCCTTCTACTGCTACTTCTTCTATTCCGTTATCCTTTATAAGGTTATACAGTTCTTTACTGATTGGATAGATACTATAGAAGTTATACCAGCCTAATATATCCCTATTGATACTGGAAGTAGTGGTATAAGTGTTACCTATCTTAGTAGTTCTGGTAGTAACCTTTAAAGAAGTTGGGTCTGGATAGACATAGAAGTCTTTAACTTTAGCCTTTATGGATTTTGCTAGCTTGATTCTATAATCATTACCCTTTACTTTTACTTGTAAATCATCCTTACCTTTATTCTTAAAGTAGTTTACATTGATACTTATAAAGCAGTTATCATACTTATCTACAGCTATAAATAAATCCCTATTGACGGTTTTATTAGAAGCAGTGGTTAGTACCAGTTCTGCTACTTTATCAGATTTTACTGGATTCTTATAATCAGTCTTAGCAGATGCCAGACTAAATCCAAATACTAGTATTACTAATAGTGTTATAAGTTGTTTCATATTCAAATAAATAAGCAAGTTAATAAAGATATAGCTGTTACTATTCCAGCTACTACATCATCTACCTTAGTCCCTTCTAATAACGGTTTATCATCTAAAATATTGTACTAAAGCATAAATACAAAGTGTAGTGCTGTTAAAATGAAAATCGGAAGTAATATATAAGTTATCATAGTTGTGTTTTATTAGGTATTTTAGTCCACTATCCATTTTCCTTCTTAAAGTGGATAGCTGTATCTTTATCTACTTTTACTATATATTCCCAGTGGTAAGAAGTGCCAGCCTAAATTAATAGGTTGGCTTCTTTTGTCTTCTAGCTAATATGGTTAAATCAGACTAACTAAAAGTATGATGATTGTAGCTAATATTGCTACTTTACCTGCTATCTTAATATCTACTTCTGTGCCTTCTAAAATAGGCTTATTATCTATAAAATTAACCATCATTCTAACTAATAGATGAAGGATTATCATTACGTTAAATATAAATAAGGTGTATATCATTTTATTCTTTTCCAGATTCCGTTTACTTTCTAAAAATGTACTGCTAAATCTTTAGATACCTCTATAATCAATCTAGGGATAAACTATCTATTTGAACTGTTGTTATTTGGTAGATACTTTTTATATGGCTTTATATCACCATGCTTAATCATCTTAGCTAGTTCTACTACATTATATATAAATATATCATCCCCAAAGATATTAATGAACATGGCTGTATTTTTATTGTCAGCTAGTAAAGCCTTAATCTTATGTACTTCAATGATGTGTGTAGGGTATTTGATAGCACTAGCATCCCTATTCTTTATTTCACCAGCAGCCTAGATATTTTTTCCATCTTTACTAGTGCTTTTGATGTGTACATCTATATCACAAAATTCTGCATCTGTAAAATCTACCTACCAGCCTATCTAATCTGCTAATGTCTTAAATATGTTTCTACCTTTTCTTTCTGATTCTTGTGCGTTTGGATTGTAAATCATAATGTTTTATTTTAAAAGTTTGTTACTGTTGTATCTGATTAATGGTATCATCTGAGTGCTATGACTATTACTTATGGCTATTTATCTGAATCATTAACTAAAGAAGCTGTAGCTGATTCTTCTTAATCTCATATATCATAGCTTCTAAGTTTTCCAGTTTAGTGTATAGTTCTTTGTTTTCCATATTATATGTAGTTTTAATAGTTTATAGTGTTATCTGATTATCTCATTTAAAGATGCACTTTGTTCTGTATATCTCATAGTAATCTCTAAACTCTGTATATAAATCTACCTCTTTATCAGTAATTAAATTATCATTTAAGGCTTTAAGTAGATTGTTTCTATTTTCTATTTTACCATACTCTATAATATTATTTTGTCCTATTCCGAACTCTGTATAGTAATCTACATTTTCTATAGAAGCTCTGTAATCCATCCAGATTTTAGTAACCAATTTCTTAGTATAGCTCCATTCTGTATTAGGATTTGCTTTATAGTCCTTATAAAGAGCTTGCAATCTCTTTTCATCTTTCTCGCTACCTTCTGCTGTATCTAGTAGCCTAAATGATGGATTATGTGTCTGATAGCTGCTTAATCTCTTTTCTAATGTTTTATTATCGGAGGTATATCCGATTTTTGCATAAATACCTGATTCTATTAAGTATAACATAATTAATCAATTCTAAAGTTAAATGTAGGTTTGTGTAACTTATGTTCGCTAACTACTTTACCATCTATTCTTTTCAGCTTTTATCTACTTTATAAAGATTTCACTTTTTAATCAATGCTTTAATTTATAGGGCATCCCTACAGTTAGTTCTAATCCATTTATTCTACCTTCATCAGTTCTTATCTTTACAGCCTTAGCTTTATAGCCAAATCTAGTTATATCTACAGCTTTAGCTACTGCATCTATGCCATACTTATTATAAAGCTGCTGTAGTCTTATCTTTAGTTCTTTGTTGCTTATTCTTGTGCCAGTTGGAAACATTCTATTTAATTCTTGAATCATAGTATAAATGTGCATGATTGTTTTGTTCTATTTATATTGTTATCTGTTAATGCTTTTACAAAGTAATCTAATGAAATATCTGCTGGTAAAGTTGGGCATTTCTTAGCTAATATTTCAGCAAATGAATCATCTATATTTGGGAACTTAGCTATTAAATAGTTAAGTGCTTTGTTATCTCTTAGTGGTGGTATAGTCTTATTAACTATACAGTATTTATAGATTGTTTCATATAAGAAGTTTTTCACAGCATCAACAGAATCACCTTTAACTAGACTTAAAGGAAAATATTTAGTGGATAACTGTAGGCTATTACCTATATAACAGATATGCCCTTTTTCCTCTAATTGCTTTAATTTTTTAGCTATTAAGTTTTTGCTGATACCAATGATTGAAGTTAAGTCTGCTTTAGAATTGAATCTTATATAGTTAGTACCTTTGCAGCACTGTAGTTTGATTTTTATCAGGATTCCTTTTTCTTCTGGTGTAAGTTCTGAATCAGTAATTAATTCAGGCAATACTATAGAGTAATCTTTTTCTAACTTAGCAAACTGATACACATTATATGGATATTTGCCATTTCCTTTGTATAATGTGACATTTTCAAAGAATGGTTTTAAGTCTTTTACATATCTATCTATTGTACTTTCTGATGTATCTGTTAGTTGAGCCAATTCCTTTTCTGAAATGGATGCTTTATAACTATTATCTTTAATTTGGCTTCTTATCAGTAAGTAAGAATAGGTTTCTATAAACTTACTTCTGGATGCTAGGTTTATTAGGTTTGATGGGATTTGAATAAAAGTACTCATAGTTAGCTAATAAGTCTTCATTATTTGTGTATATTAAATCATCTGATGAATTTTTAATTAATCTGTTTAAATTGCCGTGCCCTATAGCTACTTTCAGCTCTAGGCGATTGCGAAAAACTTTGTTTAAAGGTTTGTAAATTATCATATATTCATGTTTAATTAAAATATTGACTTTGATTTTTCGCTAGAAAAATTGAAAGTCTTATTATATTATCTATATTACTATATTATTAGGAGCATCAGTTATGGGAGGGGTAAGCATCAGTTATGGGATAAACTAGGCATCAGAAATGGGAAATTGATATAAAACTGCATCTAATTTAAGTATTTCTGATTCCCATTTTTTTAGACATTGAGACTTAAAGAAAAGGGCTATATTTCAAGCCCTATTCCCCAGTTAGTAACAAATCCTTTAAAAATTAATCATTTACGACAAAAATCCATGACAGTGTTTTTCCTCTTGCTTTCTGGATAATTATATATATAATTTTTGGCTACTCAAAATAAAAAATATACTTTTTTCAAATTCAGTCGGGATTAGTCATTTTTGGGTATCTCTTTATCCTGCATGATGCTGGTAATGTAGGTTAGCCATGTGAAGTACCATTTTTGTGTATATCTGCATGGCACTGTTTACAGACAGCCAGCAGATTATCATAGTTATAGGCTACCTCTATTCTTTTATCCCCGAAATAGTTAAGAAATGAATCTTTATGATGTACGTCGATAGCAGCTTTTACTATACCCTTTGAAAGACATACTTCACAAAGTGGATGCTGCATTAAATAGGATAATCTTAGCATTTTCCATTTCTTACTTTGATAGATTTCCTATCTTTCTTTTCTTTTTATTTGCTTTATTTTGTTCTTTGCGCTTTTTCTCAGATATGGCATATTTCTTAATGGATTCTATTAGGTTATTAGGTTTTATCTATTGTATGGTTGCTTCTTTCTTTTCTGCTATTGGCATTATATCATCTGTATAATATTCCACCTTTGTTTCTGCATAGTTATAACATTTATCATCCCTTTGATATTCACCTTTTAGCTAGTTGAAGGCTTTGATAAACTAATCTATGAAATCCTATTCTGGATTATACTTTCTGGTAAGCATTAGATAGGCATCATTAAAAGTAGCTTCATCATCATCTGCTTTAACTAGTCTGCTATGCAGGTATCTATAATGTTTGTTGATAGCTTCATTAACCATATAGTTATACTCAGATTTATTCAGATTATTCTGTTTCCTTCTATATTTGCTCCAGTTGTAAATCATTATAACTACTGATTAAATTATCTATTGCGTATCTAACTAATGTGCTTCTTTTTATGCCTAACTTTTCACTGATTAAGTCAAGTTGTGTTTCCTGATAAGGTGTGATTCTTACTGATACTCTAGTTTCTTTCTTTGTTATTTTCATATTTAGATTAATTATTAAGTTATACCTAATTATATACATAAAATTTTGAACTCAAAAATATTGTGCGACATTTTTATTTGTGTGACAAAGTACTGGATATTAGTAGAAAAAGAAAAAATCAGATTGTATAATTAACTAAAAAAAACAAGAATATGGATAATAAGTTTAAAATACCTACAGACATTGAGAAAGAAGCTAAAGATTATATGAAAGATGTGATTCTTATGCTTGAAGATAATTCACTGATGAAGAATGTAGATAACGCTGCTTTAACTATGTTGGCAAGAAATTACAGTATGTTTATCAAAGCTAGCAAACAATTAGAAAAAGATGGTTTAACAGTAGTTTCTGATAGAGGTAACATAGCACCGCACCCAGCTATTAAGATAGCTAAAGATGCTTAGATTCAGGCTATGAAGGTGATGGAAAAGTTTGGTTTGACTGCTAAGGATAGAACTAAAATAGCAAAGCTAAGTGATAACCGTAAAGAGTTATCCCCACTAGAACAGTTTGTAAAAGACAGTAAGGAAATACGATAATGGTTTATATGGGAAGTAAGAATAGGATAGCTAAAGAGCTTATTCCTATTATAACAAAGGATTTAAAGCCTAATCAATGGTATGTTGAACCATTTGTAGGTGGTGCTAATATGATAGATAAAATAGAGCATCCTTATAAATTAGGTGCTGATAATAACAAGTACTTAATAGCTCTATTAAAAGCTGTTTAGAATGGGCAAGAACTACCCGAATACATTAATAAAGATGAATACATAGCTGTAAAGACTAATAAGGATAATTATCCAGATTGGTATGTTGGTTTTGTCGGCTTTGTATCTAGTTTTAGAGGTATATTTTTTAGCAGCTATGTTAGAAATGATGTGTTAAAGAAATCTGGAAGAGTAGAACATTATCAAAAAGAACAAATAAATAACATACTGAAACAATCTACAAAAATTAGTGATATAGTATTTAAATGTTGTTCTTATGATGCTTTAGATATTCCAGCTAATAGCATTATATATTGTGACCCACCTTATAACGGTACTACAAAGTACAAAGATAGCTTTGATTCAGATGCTTTTTGGCAATGGTGTAGAGATAAGGCTAAAGAAGGACATACTGTATATGTATCTGAATATAATGCGCCAGAGGACTTTAAATGTATTTGGGAAAAGCAGATAAATTCTAACTTAGGTGGTACTTCTAAAACTGCTACAGAGAAGTTATTTACAATATGAAAACTTATTACAAATATGCTGATGATGTAATACAAAACAAAATAGTAAGTTGCTCTAACATTAAACTAGCCTGCTAGAGATTCTAGGAAGATTTAAATAGGGATGATTTAGAGTTTAGGGAATCAGTAGTAGATAGGGCTATCAGCTTTATAAGTACTATGAAACACTTTAAGGGAAAAGCATCTGGAAAAAAGTTTATCCTAGAGCCTTGGCAGTAGTTTATAGTAGCTAATATAGTTGGCTTTTATTGGCACGGTACAAATGACAGAAGGTTTACCAGCAGTTACATAGAAGTATCTAGAAAGAATGGAAAGACAGCCCTAGCTGCTGCTTTGTGCCTATATTTTCTTATAGCAGATGGTGAAGATGGTGCTGAGGTGGATTTAGCTGCAAATTCTAGGGAATAGGCTAAGATAGCCTTTGAATTTTGTTATGAGTTTGCCAAATAGTTAGACCCTAGTGGCAAATATCTTACTTCACATTTAAAGGGAATTAAGTTTAATGTTAATGCTTCTTAGTTAAAAGTGTTTGCTGCTGATGCTTCTAAGTTGGATGGGTTTAATGCTTCATTCGGCTTAATTGACGAATACCATGCAGCAAAGAACAGTAAGGTTAGGGACGTAATTAAGTCTTCTATGGGTATGCGACAGAATCCACATCTTTGCACTATAACTACTGCTGGTTTTGATAAAACTTTGCCCTGCTATTAGCTAAGAGCTACTGCTATTGAAATATTACATAAACTGAAAGAAGATGATAGTATGTTTATTGCTATCTATTCTTTAGATGATAATGATGATTGGACTGATGAAAGTAACTGGATAAAATGCACTCCTAATATGAATGTTACTGTTACTTAGAAGTATATAAGGGAATAGGTAAAATCAGCACTTAATAACCCTTCTGAAGAAGTTGGTGTTAAGACTAAAACACTTAATCTTTGGTGTGATTCTGCTGAAGTCTGGCTACCAGATACCTATATAGTTAAAAGTACAAGGAATGTGGATTTAACTAGCTTCTAGGATGAACTTTGTTATATTGGTGTGGATTTGTCTGCTACCAGTGATTTAACTGCTGTAAGCTATTTAGTGGTTAAGGATGGTATCTATTACTTTAAGAACTACTATTATTTGCCAGAAAGTTGTTTGGTGGATAACTCCAATAGGGAAAAGTACAGAATCTGGAAGAACACTGGCTAGCTTACCCTTACAAGTGGTAATGTTACAGACTATGACTATATTACTAAGGATATGATTAAGTATTAGGATATACTTAGAATCCAGTCAGTAGGCTATGACAAATGGAACGCTACTTAGTGGGCTATCTAGGCTACTGATGAAGGTTTACCACTGGAAGAATATAGTTAGAGTATAGGTAACTTCAACCAGCCAACTAAAGAGCTAGAAAGATTGATTTTATCTGGTAAAGTCATTATAGATAACAATGAAATTACTAGGTGGTGTTTCTCTAATGTTTAGATTAAAGAAGACCATAACGGAAACACTAAACCTATAAAGACATAGAAGCAGATGAAGATAGATGGCACTATAGCTATGATTCAAGCACTAGGAACATATCTATAGAATCCGAATAATGGAAAAGAATTATTTATAATATGAATTTTAAATTTTGGAAAAAGAACAAACCAGAGGAAAGAGCTAGCGCAGTCTTTGGAGATTACTTGCTATACAATACGGCTAGCAGCTATGCAAATAATAAGGCTATGCTACTTAGTGCTGTTTATAGATGTGTAGAAGTAATATCTGATTCTATAGCTTAGTTACCTTGTGAGCCTTATAGGATAGATTCTGATGGCTGTAAGATTAAGTTTACTAAGCATCCGACTTATAACATTCTTAATAGAGAGCCTAACCAGAATATGAGTAAGTTTACTTTTATGAAGACTATGGTAGTTAGTATGCTTCTTACTGGTAATGCCTATGCACTTATAGAAAGGGACGAAAGAGGAAACGCTAAAGCACTTTATTACATTCCTACAGAACTAGTAACGATATTGAAACCACAAACCATAACAGATACTATCAGCTATAGTATTACTGGTATGAAGAATGTGGTAGAAGATTGTAATATGATTCATATTCTTAACTTTACTAGTGATGGATATGAAGGAATCTCTACCCTAGCTTATGCCAGAAAGACTTTAGGTTTGGCTATGGATGCAGAAGCTAATGCAGAAGGATTCTTTAAAGGTGGAGCTAATGTAGCTGGTATTCTTAAATGTAATTCACCACTAGCCACCAAATAGAAGGAATCACTTAAATCAAGCTGGAACAGTGCCTTTAATGGTTCTACTGGTACTCCTAACGGTATAGCAGTTCTAGATGCTGATTTAGACTTCTAGTCAGTTACTGTAAATCCTTCTGATGCACAGTTATTAGAAACAAGACAGTTTAATGTTGTTGATATTTGTAGGTTCTTTGGTGTTTCACCAGTTAAGGCTTTTGACTTATCTAAGAGTAGTTATAACACTATTGAACAGATGTAGCTAGCTTTCTTAACAGATACACTATAGCCACTTCTGGAGAAAATAGAATGTGAGTTTTAGAGGAAACTTTATAAGCCTAGTGAGAAGGATAATATTACTGTTAGATTCTCTACAGCACCTTTACTAAGAGCTGATAAACAATCTTAGGCAAACTACTATAATACTCTATTCTAGATGGGTGTAATGACTATTAACGAGATTAGAAGGGAATTAGATTTACCACACTTAGAAAACGGTGATACTTCATTTGTACAAGTGAATGTACAAACTTTAAAAAACGCAACATAGGACAAAGAGTCTATTTTAGCAGTATCAGAAGATACAGATAGTTTATTTAATAAAAAGGATGAAACCCAGACAGAAAATAGCTATGAAGGAAATTAGAAACTATAAAGAATCGGAAATAAGAGCTGTAGCACCAGAAACTAGAACAGTAGAAGGATATGCTGTAGTTTTTGATAGTCTTTCTAATGATTTAGGAGGATTCACAGAGATAATTAACAGAAATGCTTTAGATGGTGTTCTAGAGAAGTCTGATGTGTTCTGTTTACTTAATCACGATAATTCTAGGGGTGTTCTAGCCAGAAGTAACAAAGGTACTGGTAGCTTGGAATTGTCTATAGATGATAAGGGTTTAAAATACAGATTTGAAGCCCCTAAAACTGCTTTGGGTGACGAACTTCTGGAAGGTCTTAGAAGAGGTGATATTTCAGCTAGTTCTTTTGCTTTTACTGTTGGTTCTGATTCTTGGGAAAAAAGAGAAGACGGAAGCTATTTAAGAACGATAAACAGTATTAAAGAGCTGTTTGATGTATCGCCAGTTTACCAGCCAGCTTATTCTGCTACTAGTGTTGATACTAGAGGGCTGGATGAATTGAAACAGAAAGAACAGAAAGAAATAGATGAATATTATCAGAAACTTGAAGCAAAACTAAAATGAACTCAATAGAATTAATAGATAAGAAGGAACAGCTGTAGTTAAAAGCACAAAATATTATCAATCAGGGAAAGCATGAATCCAGAAAGCTAACTACAGATGAAGAAAGAGAATACAATGATTTGTGTAAACAGATAGCAGATACAGAGAATGAAATTAGATAGTTAAATCAGAAATTGAATAAAAAAGAAACAATGAAGAAAGAAACTTTTTCACTTTTAAAGGCTGTTAGAGCTATTGCTAATAACCAACAGTTAGACGAAAGAAGCCAATAGGTAGTAAACGCTGGTATCGCTGAAATGCGTAAATCAGGACAAAGTTATAGTGGCTAGATTATCCTTCCAGTAGAAGAAAGAGCAGATGTGCAGGCAACCGTAGCAGACCATGGCTAGGAGATTGTAGCAGAAGATAAGTTGAATATCTTAGCACCACTTAGAGATAAATTAGTACTTAGTGCTGCTGGTGCTAACTTTATGACTGGTTTGGTAAGTAACGTATCTATTCCTACTTACAGTGGTTCTACTGTAGGCTGGGCTGGTGAAGTTGATGCTGCTAAAGATGGTGCTGGTACTTTTGGAGAAGTAGAGCTTAGTCCTAAGCGTTTAACAGCTTATGTAGATATTTCTAAGCAGTTCCTTATCCAAGATTCTGTAAGTGCAGAAGCACTTTTAAGAAAGGATATTGTGGACGCTTTGTCTAACAAACTTGAAGCTACTATTTTGGGTGCTGTTGCTGGTGATGCAACAAAGCCAGCTGGACTTTTCGCTGGTGTAACTGCTGATACTGCTGCTATTACCTTTGCCGACATTCTCAAGATGGAACAGACCTTAGAGGAAAAGAATGTAGGTGGTAATATTAAGTTTATTGCTTCACCAGCAGCAAAGGCAGTTCTTAGAACTACAGCAGTAGGCGGAACAAAATCAGACCTTAGAATGTTGATGGAAGGTAACGAAATTGATGGTATTTCTACCCTTGTAACTAACGGTATGACTTCTAAGGGTCTTATCCTCGGTAACTTTAATGACCTTGTTATTGGTCAGTGGGGTGGAATTGATTTAACTGTTGACCCTTATACACAAGCTGCTAACGGTAAAATCCGTTTGGTTGTTAATGCGTATTTTGACGCTAAACCACAAAGGGCAGATTCTTTTGTAAAGAAGGTGTTAAAGTAATTATTGCTTCATTTCTAATTTGATTGGCTAGTAGGCTTATAAGGTCTACTGGTTAATCTTAATTTCTATTTTGGCTATGTATGTAACACTAAACCTTGTTAAGAAGCATCTTAATATAGATGATTCCTTTACAGAGGATGATAATTATATAACCAGCCTTATAAAGGTAGCGGAAGATGCTGTAGCTAAAAATGAAAACATAGCTTTAAAGGATATGATAGAAGGTGGTGAGCTACCTCCTTCTGTTATTCATTCTATTCTTCTGCTAGTTGGAAATCTATATAACAATAGGGAAGCTACTAGTTATTCTGTTGTTAGTGAAGTTCCTTATACTTATAAGTATTTGATTAATCTTAATAGAAATTTTACTGTAAGATGAACGCTGGAAGACTAACAGAGGTGATAAGTATAGAAAGACCTTCTATAGCTTAGAATGATTTTGGAGCTAATAGTATTTAGTGGTAGAAGCATATACAGACTAGAGCAGATGTCACTTTTGAATCTGGCACTAGAGCCACTGAAAACAATGAAGTAATTTTTAGCTATAACAAAGTATTTACTATAAGATATTATCACGATATAGATGAAAAGGACAGAATTATCTGGAATGGGAAGAAGTGGAGAATACTATCTTTAGAGCCAGATAAGGCTAAGTAGTTAATATCAATCAAAACAGAGCTTATAAATGAATAATGTGGATTCCAGCTAGGTGGACTAGCTACTAAACCAACTATAGCCAGATACCATATAGGACATAGTATTTAAAGCCATAAAGAAGGGTGCTGATACATTAGAGGCTAAAACCATATCAAACCTTAGAAGACCGTCTTTAAATAAAGGAGTAAAGGTAAGACCAAATAGAGCTGCTAATGAAGTATCTGTTAATATTATGGGTGATTATAGGCTTAAATGGTTTGAAAAAGGAACAAAGGAACGATATACCAGAGGACACAAAGTAACTGGTTATTCTGATTCCAGACACCTTAGAAGAACTGGTTAGGGTGGATATAGAGGAAAGATAGTAGCGGAACATTTCTTCTAGTCTGCTAGAGCTGATGAAGAATCCTTCTATAATTCTATGATGGCTTCTATTACTGAATCTTTAAACAGAATACAATGAGCTGTATAAGTATCGGTAAAGCTATTAAGGCACTCTTAGTAGATGGTCTTAGTAAAACAAGTATTAAGAACAAAATATATCCTCTGATAGCTAATGAAACTACTACATTCCCTTTTATTGTTTACCGTAGAAGTTCTATTATTCCGGAATCTGATAAGGACTATTCAAATGATAGTGCCTATATTCAGATAATGATAGCTGCTAATAACTATGCTGAAAGTGTAGAACTGGCTGAATAGGTAAGGACTTCTTTAGTACATAAAAAAGGAATCATTCAGACTATACCAGTAGAGGATATATCTTTAGTAGATGGTTCAGAAGAATTTATAGATAACACGTTTGTGTAGAATTTAATATTTAAAATACAATTATTATGTCAAAGGTAAAAGGTGGTGATATGATGCTGTTTGTAAACGGCAAATCTATAGCTTATGCTACTTCACATACACTTTCTATAAGTGGTGATACACAAGATACTTCTAATAAAGATGAAGGTGGTGGTGATTGGGCTTCTAATGAGGTCAGCAAACTAAGCTGGACAGCACAAAGCGAGAATATGTATTCTATAGATGGTGCTGGTTCTAACTTTGATGATTTGTTTGATATTATGATTAAGAAGACTCCAGTAACAGCTACATTCAGCAAGAAGAAAGAAACTACTACAGATGCACCCGAAACTGGATGGACTGCTAGTAAACCAGATTATGAAGGTAAAGTAGTTATTACTTCACTTGAACTTAATGCGCCTAATGGCGAGTATGCTACATATACAGTACAATTTACTGGTGTAGGTGCTTTGTCTAAGGTACAAGCCTAATATATTTGATAGCCTTTATGCCTTATACGAAGGTATAAGGGCTATTTTCATTTTAAAGCAAAATTACTATGAACACTATTACAATTAATAACACAGAGTATAAGGTTAAATATACTATTAGAGCCTTATTCATTTTTGAACAGATAACTGGTAAGGCTTTTGAAATAAAGACACTGCTGGATAACTATATTTTCTTCTACAGTATGATTCTTGCTAACAATCCAGACAATATACTGGACTGGAATGTATTTATAGATGCTTTGGATTCAGACCCTTCTATCTTTTAGCAGTTGAATCAGCTAGTAGAGAATGAGCAAAAGAAATAGCTTTTGCTTTGTGACAATTCAGAAGACGGCACTTTAAAAAAAAGTTAAGTGTATCTGAAATGTATGCTATATTAGTTATGCAGCTACGTTATCCCCCTTAGTATGTCTTAGATGATATGTAGATGTATGAAGCAAAGGTAGCTATGAAGTATGGTTACTATGCTAATAAAGATGCCTGGGAAGCAAACAGACTGACAGCCTACATAACAGCACAAGTAAACAGTAAGAGGAAATTAAAGGTAACTGATTTAGTTACATTCCCTTGGGAAGAAGAAAATACTGCTGAATCGGATAATAGGATAACTAAGGAAGATATAGAAAGATTATAGAAACAAGCAGAAAACTATTTAAAACGAAATAATTAATATGGCTAGGGACTATGTAGTAAATATAACTGGTAGGGATAATTTATCCGCTACCCTTAGAGAAGTAAGACAACAATTATAGGACACTACTAGTAGTGCTAGTGGACTTGATAAAATTGAATAGAGATTTGAAAGAATCCAGAACTCTACAGCCCCTCTTAAAAGGAAATTAAGAGAGCTGTAGGGAATAATGGATAAAATGAATTTAGATGGATTGTCTAATACTGATGTGTTTACAAGAATGGCAGCAGAAGCAGCATCTTATAAGGATGCTATAGGTGATACAGCCTAGGCAGTACGTTTGCTTTCTTCTGATACAGCTACTTTGGATGCTGGTATAGAAGCCTTCTAGGGTTTGGCTGGTGCAGCTTCTATAGCTACTGGTGTAATGGGTATGCTAGGTAGTGAGAATGAAGATGTATAGAAAGCCATTCTAAAAGTTCAGTCTGCTATAGGTATTCTGAACGGTGTGCAAGCTATTGCAAACACATTGAATAAGGATAGTATCTTAATGCTGAAACTCAAACAGTTCTGGGAATCAGCAAACGCTAAAACTACAGTAGTAGCCACTACAGCCACTACAGCTAATACTGTTGTAACCAATGCTAACAGAATCGCTACTTAGGCTTGGAATACAGTTAAGGCTATTAGTAAGGCTTTATTAGGTGATTTTACTGGTTTGATTCTAGTAGGTGCTGGAGCTTTGGCTACCTATGCAATGTTTACGGACGATTCTACAGAAGCTGATAAGAAAAATGCAGATGCCCTTAAAGATTAGAAGTCAGAAGCGGAATCTTTAGCAGATACTTTATCTAATAAATTAGGAACTGAAACAGCAAATCTAACTGGAAAGTATCTAGCTTTAAGGGATGGCTGGAAGAACTGTAGAAATGAACAAGAAAAGAATGAGTTTATTACTAATAATGCAACAGCCTTTAAAAGTCTGGGACTGAATATAACTGATGTATCTAGTGCTGAAAATGCTTTTGTAGCTAATACAAACAGTGTTGTATAGGCTTTAAATGCCAGAGCAGAAGCTGCTGCTTATGCAGCTATTTAGCAAGAACTTTATGAGAAGGCTATAAGACAAGAAGCCAGCGTTAAACAGCAAAAGCAGAAAGTTACTACTAACACCAGAAACATAAATAACCAAAGGGCTAGAGCTGTTGGAAATACCAAGTATCACGATACTAATAACTATACTACTGCTGGGATTCAAGCACAAGAAGCAGAAGCTAGAGAAACCAGAAAGCAAGCGGAAGAAATGGGTAGAAAATCAGCAGAAGCAGCTAGAAAGGCTACCCAACTTAGTAAGAAGTCTGGTGCTTTTGGTTCTGTTAATACTTAGAAGACTGGTGGAAAAACTACTGGAACTAATAGGACTACTAGAACTAATAGGACTACTAGAACTAATAGGACTACTGGAACTACTAACAACACTAAAGAGCAGCCAGTATTTAAAGAGGATGCTGTAACTATAGAGGATATGACTAATAACGTGAATATCCTTACTTCTAAGTTAAAGAAGCTAGACCCAAATACAGCCGAATTTGAAGAAGTATCTAAGTAGTTGGAAGGCTGGAAGGATAAACTTTCTGCTGTTGATGAAAAGCTAAAGAAGAAAGAAGAAGTAAAGCCAAAGTTTGAGAAAGGCTCTATAGCAGACTATCAAGACCAGATAGCAGCTATAAATGAACAGCTACAGAATCAAAACTTATCAATGGATGTAAGGCTTAATCTGCTTACTAATAAGGATAACTTAGAGAAACAAGCACAAGAACTTATTAACCCTTTAAAGGCTAAAGAAGATGCTGAAAAGGCAGCAGAAGAAGCCGGAAAGGAAAGAGCAAAGCAATAGGAAGAAAGAAAGAGCAAACAGATAGAAGGCTACTAGGCTATAGGGGATGCTGCTAGTGCTATGGGCTAGCTTATGTCTGCTGCTGGTGCAGAAGGAGCTGCTGCTGCTATGTAGATTGTAGCTACTACTGCTAATGCTACTGCTTAGATGATTCCTTAGATAATGGCTTTGATTGGAGCTAAAGAAGGCGAAGCTATGGCTAATGGTACTGCTTCTGCTGCTGCTTTACCGTTTCCAGCTAACATAGCTGCTATAGCATCCATTATAGCTACTGTAGTAGGTACATTTGCTTCTATATTATCTACTGTAGGTGCTTTTGCTGGTGGTGGTATTATCTAGGGTGCTTCTACCCACGGTGATTAGTTACTGGCTAGGGTTAATGCTGGTGAAATGATACTTAATGGTAGTCAGTAGGCTAGACTGTTTAACTTACTTGATGGTGCTGGTGCTGTTGGTGGTGCTGGAATGGGTTAGGTAAGTTTCAAGATTAAAGGCTCTGATTTGTATGGTTCACTTAGTAACTACAGCAAAGTAAAGGCTAAATCTGGACTAAAAACTGGAATCAAATAATTATGTATATACACGGTGATTTTAGGGACGTTAATAATGTGCTTTACTCAGTACATATATTAAGCGACAATGATAAAACAAAAGAACTAATTATAGGGGAAAAAGGGCTACTCTTTAGCGGTAGTCCTATCTCTATAGAAACAGATATAGATGATACTTTCTAGACCATTATAAGAAGGTCTGCTACTATAAACCTAGTAACTAGTGATTATATAGGTGATAAGTTATTTGCTAACAACTCCAGAAATATAAAGGTGAACATTTATAAAGAAGACCTTTGTATCTATGCTGGATTTGTAGAGCCTAACACATTCAGCTAGCCTTTTGCAAATGGTCTGGAAGAATTTACAATTAATACTACTGATGCACTAACAACACTACAGTATTATAACTATGGTGATGTTACTTTAAAGACCTATCTAAAGGCTAAGAAGGATGCAAAGGTAAAGACCTTTAAGGATATGCTAGACCAGATGCTAGGTGATATTCTGGATATAGATATAGTAAATGGTACTGGTGGAGTAATTTACTATGACCTATCTAAAGGTATTACAAAGGGTAAGGAAAGCACTATCTTTAATGATTGTAGTATGAGCGAGCTTTATTTACTTGGTGATGAAGCTGATGATGTCTGGACTAATGAAGATGTACTGGAATAGATGCTACAGTATCTTAACCTTCACATTATCTAGGATGGACTGGACTATTATATCTTTGACTGGAACAGTATTAAGAACAGAAGAACTAACTGGTAGAATATGACTTTAAGGGCTGTTACTCTACAGAATCCTTCTGTAATAGAAATGACTAGTGAAATGCACTCTAGCAATGATACTAATCTTTCTGTAGCTGATGTATATAACCAAGTATCTGTAAAGTGTAAGCTGGAAGATTAGGAAGATGTTATTAAAAGTCCTATGGATTCAGATAGCTTATCATCCCTTTATAATGGTAAGCAGAAGTATATGACAGAATATATTTCAGAAGGTGAAGGAAGAAGGGCTAATAATGCTTTCTTTGATATGATACACGATAGGACTACTACCTATGATTGCTGTAGAACAGTGGACTGGTATTTACAAGCTATGTATAATAGGAACTGGAACTTTATAACTCCTAACGGTGATATTACTGATTTGTGCGAGTTTGGAAATAATATGTATATTAACCAGTGGAAGCTACCAAAGTACTTAAAGGATAACTAGCTTATTCCTTCTTTGTTTAGGATGGGAAGTGTAGAGAAGAAGCCAAACATTACAGACAATTCACCTACTTCTAAGATTGATATGAGTAGCTATCTGTTTATCTCTATAAATGGTAATGGGGATGATACAGAAACTAATCATTCTCCTTCGGACTAGACTTTACAAAACAGAAGCGGAATGATAGAATATATAGGAAATAGCTCTGGCGGTGTTTTTTCTCCTACTGATGATGTAACTACAAACTATCTGGTTTTTAGTGGTAAACTTTGCCTAATGCCTATTCAGAAGGAAACAGATAAATTCTCTACCCTTCTAAACTATGACAGAGGTAGCTACTGGCACAAAACAGTACCTAGTGATAATAATGGGGATGGTAGATATTATACTAGAAAGTGGTATAATCAAACTAGACCTTCTGATGAAGCTACTAGTTATATTAAAGGTGCTTTAAGCCTTCATCCTTGGACTAAGGACAAAGCTAACCACGAGCTACAGTATAACTATACTTCTAACGGTGATTCTACAGACAAGTTTAGTAAATTACCAGTTCTGGAATGTGAGCTAATTATCGGTAATAAACGACTTATAGAAACTAATATAGACATATACGGAAACTCTACTTTTAAATGGGTAGAGATTGGCAAAGAGCCTATAATCGACGGCGATAAGATTACAACCTTTTCACTCGGAATAAACCCTAAAATCGGTGATAAGATTATAGGTGATGAATTTTCAATATAGAACAATATAAGTTATACTATGAATCTGGAAACAGAAGGTACTGCTATACCTATTACTAAGGATGATGCTTTATCAGGTGCTGTTGTGTTTAGAATCCTCGGACCGATTAACTTAACTTGGAACGATATAACCAAAAGACATAAAACTTGGTTCAGACATACTAAATGGTATAACAATACTAAGTTTGTTCTATCCCACTTGGAGAACATTATAATTAAGGATTTTGAATGTAAGGTTTATTCTGATTAGGCTGGTAACGATAGTGACGAAGATAACGACCTAATCTATATGAGTAATGAAACAGATAAGTTTGTGAATAAGAAAGACGATACAGAATTTAAGTTTATAACTTAGCTTAGTAGTGCTGAATGTATTTAGAAGGGAATTAAGAACAGCATTAATCTAAATGCTGTAATTAACACTAATACCAGAACACCTTTAGAGAGTATTTATAATGCTACTACTAATGAAACTGCTAAACCTGAAGAACATTATATTAACCAGTATTATCTGGCTTATTCTAAACCAAAGCTAATAATGGAAACAGATTTACACGATACGGACGATATATCTATACAGAATATATTTCATTCTAAAGTATTAAAAAGGAACTTCTTTGTTTAGTCCATTAATAGGGACTTAAAAGAAGCATCCGTACACATTAAACTAAAGGAAGTATGATAAATATTCAATCATTCGCTAAGGCTAAAGATGGTACTTCTTATAAGGCTACTTCTTCTTCTGGATTTAGCAATAGTAAGAATGTTACCACTAGCCTAGACACACATAACATTTGGGGACAGCCATTTAACGGTACAGAAGATGTTTCTGGAAACTTGTATAATGTAGGTAGTATTACTGCTAGTGGTAATATCCAGACAGAAGGAGATATAATAATAAGATAGCTAGATGAAGAAAAACAAGTAGTGAATGATGGTGATTTGACTATATCAGTAAAGGATAAGGCTGCTACATTCTCTGGTAAGGATAAATATACCTTTGATGGAGCTATAGAAGGTACTGATATTAAAGCTAACGGTAATATAGATGTTACTGGTGCTTCTACTATGAATGGTGTTACTGTTAATGCTGATGCTGCTTTTAATAAGAACATAGAAGTAAAAGGACAATCTAAACTAAATGATGTTTCTTCTAATAATATTACTAATAGCGACACTATCAAAACTAAGAACTTAGAGGTTACTGGTTCAGCACATTTCTTTGAACTTATAATAGACAAAATTAAGGCTGCTGGTGGTGCTGTTTTGTTCACTCCAGCAAACGGATTTAAAGTAGATATAGTTGAATCCGTAACAGACGGATATAAGCTATACTGGTAGGCTGATGATGGAAGTGGTAACTAGGCTGATAATATGTGGAAGGTGAATGATTAGGCTTTGTGTATGTCATTCAATCAAGCTAAAGAAGGTACTAACCACAACATATCTAATAAGTATTACTGGAGCTTAGTTACTGCTGTTTCTGATACTAACCAGCCAGTAAGTATCGAAGAAAAGAAATACCACTATATAGTTATCTCTACAGTTACTAAGGATGGCACAGTAAACCCAGAAATAGGAGATACTATAGCTATGCTAGGATATAGAGGAACTGACGATAAGAAAAGACAGAGTGCTATTTATATATCTGCTTATACCAGTTTGGATAAAGGACTAACAGCACCACTTCTAGCATAGTATTAGGGTATCAATGACTTTAATCTGGAATCACATAGAAAAAGTTATTTTGATGCTGTTGGTGCTAAGTTTGTCGGTAACTTTGAAGTATCAAACGGCTAGACTATAGAAGACTACATTAATAATAAAATTGATGGTGCTAAATCTGTAGCACCTTATATAGGTGCTAATGGTAACTGGTTTATTTGGGATTCAGATACTAAGGCTTATAAGGATAGTGGTGTTAAGGCAGAAGGTAAAGACGGAGCTAGCGGAACAAATGGAACTAATGGTAAGGATGCTGAATTTTACAAGCTGTAGCCAGTTTAGGAACTAGCTGTAGTGGATAAAAACGGTACTCTAGGAATATCTTTAATGTATAATATCAAGCATATTAAAGGTACTAATGAATTTACTGTTGGTGCTAGTAATGCTGGTTATTATGTAAGGTTCAAACCTAATACAAGTTCTAACTATATAAGCCTATCTTTGAACACTACAGCACCTTTATATACAAATGCTAAGTTCTAGACTAATTACCATAAATAGGGAACAAAAATAGAGTATCTGACAGTTTAGTTAGTTTCTGATAGTTTAGTGAAAGATACTAGAGTTGTTCCAGTTCAATTTGCAGCCAGTGCTACCCTAGAAATAACAGACAGCATCAAAACTACAGTATAGGACAATACCACTAGTATTACTGATTTGGCTGGTAAAGTCTAGACTAACACAAATAACATTTCTACAGTTACCTAGAAAGCTAACAGCATCGAATCTAAGGTAACTAGTAATACCACTACTATTAATAATCTTAGTGGTTCTGTAACTAGTTTGCAGTCTGATATGTCAGATGTCAAGCAAACAGCATCTAGTATCACATCTACAGTATCATCTATGAAAGATGAGATAATAGGTGAAAACTGTATGCTAGGTTTGAATGGTCAAGGATGGAGTAGTAACACCATATATGAGGATGCTGGTACTAGTTTTCACTGTGAATCTACAGACTGGTTTCAATCTCATCCTATAGCTGATTTCAGTGGTGATTATACATTCTCATTTGGTGTATGGGGTGGTGGCATACAAATCAAGATACTAGAGTTTACACAAACATATTATGATGATGGAATTTATAACGAGTATGTAGATTTCGTCACTTATACACCATGTAAAATATTAACTACTTCATCAAATGTATCAAATGTCACTTTAACTAATTATGCTACTAGTGGAACATCATCAACTTGGACTTATACCAACACCGAGACTATAACATTGACAGTTGGCGATAATGTAGCGGTGAGAGTAACTAATAACACCAATAGCCGTTATAATAGTATCTATGGCACAGTATCAGCTATCAACACAAGTTCTAAGAGTGTTACAGTTAAAGCCATTGCATTATTAGACCAGCCTAATACTATTTGTACTTTGTCATGTCCTATGGATAAAAAAGACGGTACTGACATTAACTCTTTACACTATGATGAGAAACTTGGTAGATATTGGATAAGGTTCAAGGAATCTAGTGGAGCATCAAAGACATTTGTAATGTTATTTAGGAATCCAAGTACTTCAATTATTGGATATATATCTAGACTGATGATAGAAGAAAGTGTTGAATATCCACATAAGTATAATAGCACTGGCCAATCGTCACAATCCATGATTAAGCAGACTGCAAATGAAATAATGATGAGTGTTAATGACACCTATGTGAAAATTGGTGACGGAAATATCACATTGAACGGTGACACAAAAGTGAACGGCTCTTTGACACTTAATGATGAAAACCAAGGTTTCTTGTTGCTTGGTGATAGTGGAACAACAGAAATATCACCAAAGTCAATTGGAACATATAATGAGTTCAAGAGCAAAACAACAAATGTTATAAAAACACATTACAATTCAACAATTTATGGTAGTCCAACAGTAGATGGTAATTTCTATGGATTTAGTTGGAACGTATCACAAAAACTAGGTACATTCAAGAAAGGAAGCTATATCAAGCTTATAGACTATACAAATGTTGTATTTGCTAATGTTGGAATAGAACAAATAGGTATAGGAACACCATCTGCAACGTTTAATATATATGAGAATGGAACGTTGACAAAGACAATTACTGTTGGTAACAAAACTTCTGTTGATATATGCAATTATACAGTTGTAGGTGACAATGTTGAAGTTATGGTGGCTGGTCGGTTCACAAAAAATGCGTCCGCATCTATTTGGGGTGTAAATCAAGATATATTATCACCAAGAGGTATCAACATTACCAACAAACCAGTACTTCGACCAATGCCATCTATTACTGTAACTGTAAACTGGAAGAATGAAGTTCCAACATCATCGGCATTTATGCTAATAGGATATGATGGATTTGCAGTCAACTTTGGAAACAATAAGACTGTATATTGTGGTGCTGATGGATTCATTGCAAACTATGGTGATAATGAGTTCAGAATAACGTCTGATGGAATATGGAGGAGAAACCAATCAAACATTAAGGTACTGAAAGGAACAAACAACTCCAATTCTCCTGCAACATATACGGTTCAAGAACCCGTTGATACAGTTCTATGCGTAGGAAACTATTGCAAGGTTATATTCCCACCAAATCCCTATGAAGGTCAGACATTCAGAATATTGGATAAGGCTTTGGTAGAAACATATATCAATTCAAATGGAAAGAAAGTTGTCAATCATCAAACTGGTGGAGATGGAAAAGTTCTTAATCTTGATTATCTTGGTAGCCAAGTCTTTTGGACTTATGTGTATATTGGTGGCAGATGGTATGAATCAGCTGAATCATGATGAAACTATTTATTCCTAGTAATAAATCATAACAATGCCTAAAACAATAATTGAAAGGAAAAAAGAACTTAGATGACTTTAGGAGATGCACAATAATTCAGTAAAAATTAATTCTTATCAATGAAAGAAAACTGGAAAGAACTCGGTTTTAAAGATAAAGCCCAATATACTACAGCTATGATACTTATAGCTAGTGGTATTATAATAGCCTTTTTAAGTTTTGCTTTGATTCAGACTATATCTAGTGGAGTGCTTATATATATTGCCTAGGCTTTTACTGCTGGTGGTGCTATATTCGGTGTAAGCATCTACTTCAAGAACTAGCTAATAGAAGCGCATGGTGAAACTATAAATAAGGTGAAGGAGTTGATAGAAGATGTAATAGATAGAAAGATGAATAATTAATTAGAGTTAATAAAGGGCTGGTATCTTTGGAGGTATCAGCTTTTTTTGTTATCTTTGGCGAAAAAAAATAAAAAGTTATAATTATGACTAAAGATGATTTAGATTCTTTATGCTCTTGGGCAGTGTTAATAGCGTTTATAATGTCCCTAATTGGTTTAGCTCCATTTGTATGTAGCATATTACATCTTTTAGGGCTATGCCATTTCCAGTTCTTTAACAATGACGTGATGTGGGTATATGTAGCTTTATCTGCTATTGCTGGAGCACTTTCACTGATTGCTCTACTCAAATTTATTGTTTTAATTCAGAATAATGATAAAACAATGGATTTCGTAAAGAGAATGATACTATTTCATCATAAACTAAAGAATCCAAGCAGAGCAAAAGAACTCTATGAAATCTTTTGTGAAGAATGATACTATTTCATCATAAACTAAAGAATCCAAGCAGAGCAAAAGAACTCAATAAAGTTGAGGAATAACAATAGGCTGGTATCTTACAATAAGGTACTAGCCTTTTTCGTTATTATGGTTGCATTATTAATTAAATAGATAGATAAGATATGGAAGATAAAAAAGCACTAATTAAGGCTGTAGTTAAGAAGTTAAGGGCTGAATATGATTATAATGTACCTGAAATTGCTAAACGAGACAGAGTTAATAGCCCTGAATTGGAATATGCTGTAGAAGTAGCTAATACTTTCGGTGAACATATTGCTAATGTGTTTGCTTTAAGATTGCCAGAGATAGACCAAAGCTTTAAACAGAAGTATCTAGATTCTGTAGAAGTACAAGACACATTAAAGGCTTTTCACTTAGATGCTGAAAAGTTCTGGTATCTTTGTCTGTTTATAAAGGATATAGTAGAAGGCTATGCTGAGGGTATAGAAGCTATTACCCCTAGAGAGGAAATAATCCAGTTATCAACTCTTTTAAATACAGTGGACACAGATAAGGAAAACTGTAAAATATGTAATATGAAGAGTAACGCCCTTCTATCTCTAAAGGTAGGTAAGGAGACTGTAAAGATAGATAATTTTGCAACGTTACTTATGATTAATGCAGCTTTGATTGACTTAATAAAGTCTGATTGGGAGCTGTTGGATGATTCTAGCAATAACATGACAAAATTACATAAATCTGTTATATATAAAGTAGCTTGGTTTAATAGGTTTCTTAGTGGATTCTTAAAGGATAAGGTAGCAGATAAGGCTATCTATGCATCAAAGGGTAGTGCAATATCAACAGATAAAGGCTTATTGATAAGCAGAATGATATTTGTACTAGGTATATCGGATGATGAAAGTTTCTATGAAGAATATAATGATGATGGTATTAAGAATGACAAGCTAAAGGGCTATTTGAAAAGGTATAAGAATGTAGGAGTGCCAGCACATCAAACACGTTATTTTCTTTAGGGAACAAAAAATAAGCAGTTTTTAGTTCCCATCTGAATGCCTTAAAATCTTTGGAAGGTATTAGAATTTGCCTTATCTTTGCACCCAGATAATAAATATTACTGGTGCTCTGGTATTAGTCCTACAGTCTTACAGAGAATAACACCTAACAAGACAGTGGGTTAAATACAATGATTACAATTAAGACCTTAATGGTAAAGAACTAGAGTTTGAGAATGTAGCTGCTGTATTCAACACGACCAGAAAAGAGCGTAATGAATACTTTGGTAAGTATGTAGCAGAAAAGCCTATTAATATAGGTGCTGTAGCCAATAAGGTTAAGGAACTGGAGAAGGAATATAACTTATATCTGGCTAACTTAAAGGTTCTAGCTGCTGCTGTAGATGTGGAGAAGAAGGCTGATGAAGCTAAGAAGCTAACAGCCCATGTAAGTACAATGACTGGCGAACAGCTAGCAGCACTGAAAGCTGCTATAGAAGCTAAAGAGAATCAGCAGCAGAATTAATCAATACTTCTACTAATGAAATGAAGGCTATTCTAACCAGAGTAGCCTTTTTTGTTGTTTATAGGGGTATGGGGTTAAATTTTAAGCATGAAGCCGCTGAAACCCCACGCCACCGATTCTTGTGCGACATTTAGAAACGAAAAATCGAAAACAGCCGCAAAACTGCCTTCGATTCTTCTATTTAGTCTTTTCTTTCTAATTCTTCTTTCGGTATTTCTACCTGATACTTTGTCAAATCAAAGTGCTTGAATAAATCACGATATTCATAGAACTTTGTTTCAGGTTCACTTATCGTAAAGTCTAACCCTTCTGTTTTGGGCATGGTCTTCACACAAATCATCCTTTTCTCTATATCAAACTGGAAACCTACTGGTAAGTACCAAACAAATGTCTTTTTGTATCTTTTCCAAAGGGCTATAACTTGTAAACCATTATTAAAAGTAACAATTACCATACCAGACTTAGCTTTTACTGAATAAGCCACTATGGATTCGAGCATCTGATAGAAAATTTTACTTTTTCCTTCTAAAGACATTTCATTTAATTCCTTTGAGGTTTGAGTTTTCTTTTCATCAGTTATCTTTTTCTTATTCTTAGTAACCTCTTTCTTGATATTGGTAATTTTTGTTTCAATATCTTTGAGCTTATCATTATACTCAGCTACTTTTTCATCTACTATCTTCATAACAGAAGAATCAGTAGAAAGCAATCCATTAGTAATAATGGTGTTCTTTTCAGAATCCAGTTTCTCTTTCTCTTTATCTAGGGTAGTGATAGCATCTTGCAACTTTTTATTTTCATTCTCCAGTGCTTTTATAGCTTCATTACTCTTAATAGTATAATTCTTACTAAGTACATTTTGTTTCACAATATCCCAAACAATTCTATTCAATAAATGAAAGCTAATGTTAGGATTCTTGCATCTAGATTTACTGTATAAAACAGCTCTTTCAGCACATTCGTAACTTAGTAAAGTACCTATTTTTGCTGGAATACTACCTACAGTTAAATTCTTACCACAAATACATTTACCTATGCCTTTAATAGGATTAAAATGCTTAGTTGAATTTCCTTTAAAAAGTCTGTTGTTGGCACACGAATAGTTCGCCTTTTCCCACAAATCATCAGAGATAGGTTGCTTTATTGGCAATCTGAAATATTCTCCTTTTCTTTTTCTCAAACCTTTATATATGGTATTGTGAATGATATTTTTTGATGTTTGCTTTGAAATAGTATCACCATACATCATATTTATTTTGTCTGTTGTTGCTTGAAATGTCATACCTTCACTTATGTATTTAAAAACATCTTTAACTATTTCCATTGCTTTATCATCCACTGCCAATAATGATTTTGGAGTTTTACCACTAACATAATTTGGGTTTGAAACAGCTTTAAATCCAAAAGGAATACTATAGTAAGATTCTGTTATTGCTAGTGGATTCATAGCCACTTTAGTATCTTTTCCAGTTATTAATCTTGTAGTGATTTTCTTTCTTTCACTTGCAGAGCCTTTAGCTTCAAAAATGAAAGGGATGAATTTATCTATATCCAAGAAATCTTCCTTAGTTAATATGTTTTCGGGTTTATCCAAAAGTACAATATTAGCTTTATCCAATAACTCATAAATATCATTAGCAGTTTTGAGATAGTTTTCATTACGGCTAAATCTGGATAGCTCGCTGATAACTATCAAGTCGGCATCTTCCTTTTTAATATTAAGAAGATTCTGATATTCCTTTCTATCTAAATTTGCGCCACTGATGGCAAAATCTTCATAAATATGCACTAAAGTATATCCGTTTTCAGTGCAATACTTATTAATCAAGTACCTTTGTCTTTGCAGGTCTTGATTGTTCGTCGAAACTCTAATATAACCTATAACATCCATGTTATTAACTATTTATGTTTTGCGCTGCAAAGATACAAAAAATATCAGAAGCCAAAGCTGCAAAGTGTGGAAATTTAATATTCACGGCGATGCCTTGCAGTGCAAGTTCACGGACGCAGATCACCATGTCGGTGAGCA